TAATTATAATTAACAATTAATTACGATTGCAAAGTAATTATAATTAACAATTAATTACGATTGCAAAGTAATTATAATTAACAATTAATTACGATTGCAAAGTAATTATAATTAACAGTTAATCGTAATCGTTCGTTAATTATAATTAACGTTAAGCGTTCCCCAAAAAAGTACCTTCTTTCTAAGCTATAAACGTTTCCCAGAGCCCTCTAAATATTAAGAGGAAATCCAAAAGTCAAAACCTTGGATTTAAAAAAAATTTCCCAGAAAATTTTTACCCAAAAAAGTCGCCATGAAACAGAGAGTAACTTACAAGACCAAAGATGGTTCATTAAGAGAGCAAGTATTTGATGATTTCAATGAATTTGCCGATCTTATTCAAGATGCCGCCATGGATTATTATAGTGGTGGGCAACCTGAGATGAGTGTAGAGACGATGTATCAGAACATGACCAATAAGGAGAAAGTAACAAATAATGAACCAAGAGTTGAATTGCTTGATTGAGAGAATTGAGAGATTAGAGGCGTCCCTCTACAATCTCAGATTAATGTACAGACCTCCTGGACAGGAGGAGTATGTAAGTATAACTGAATATTTAGATAAAGTAGAAGAGAGAATAAAAAAAATAGAAAATCATGAGTAAAGGGGTTGCGATATTTACAGGGAATGATAGTGGTGGTAGTGGAGTATGTAACACTTCACCAGCGCCATTAAGTCCACCAAGTTTTCGGAATGTTTTTGTAAATGGTCAAGTGATCATGGTGAATGGAGATACGCTCTCAGTGGCCCCTGGAACGACCTCTACGGGCGGTCCATGCAGTTCTACGAGGGTAGTACAGGCAAGCAGGAATATTTTCGTAGGAGGGCAAGCAATCGCAGCTATAGGGGACAGTTTAAATAGTGTCACAGGTATTACGATACCCACTGGATCTTCGAATGTTTTTGTGGTATAATAGGTAGGTAATCAACCGAGAGGTCTTATGGCAAAGCGTCCGTCTTTTACTAGTTCGCAGATGATCGAATCCAAGCCCAAGAAAACCCGACAGGGTACTGGGGCGCACACGAAGTATGCTGCCACGAGTCGTAATGGTGCTCGTAAGCGTTATCGTGGTCAAGGTAAAGGCTGATAGATTAGCGATCCTTCGGGGTCGCTTTTTTTATGTGTAAATAGTTTTTGAGTGTGTCTCTGAAGGCAGGGATAGCAACCCCTTAAAAAGTTCTGTTCAACCTATATGGAGAAAACAGATGGCTAATGTTGATAAAAGTAAAGAGTTTATTCAATCGGGTATGACTCTGATATCGGAACAAGCGAGTGATCGTTTATTGAAAAAAGTTGGATACAAAGTACCAGAAGATCGATATAGTAGACCATGTGGAGGTGCGGGTGGATTTGATGATTTTGTAGAGAGGTGGCATGAGTGACTATAAATAATAGCAAACGTTTTTGTCTACTGTGCCACAGTTTCAAACATTTAAAGATTTAAATGTAACATTCAAGTCTCATCCAATTACTGGTGATTTACTATCAGTAAAGGATGAGACTTCTATTAAGCAATCAATTGTAAATTTATTATTAACAAATAGAGGGGAGAGATTATTTAATCCCGATCTTGGATGTGGAATTGTGGGATTATTATTTGAGCCATTAGATTATGGGGTTGCATCATTATTAAATTCAGAAATCACAAATGTATTAAGTGAGTATGAACCAAGGATCAATATTTTATCTTTAAATGTATTACCAAATTTTGATCAGAATGGATTTGATGTAGGATTAGAATTTGAAATTATTGGTAGAGAAGACGTACCTATTAACGTAGAATTCTTTTTAGAGAGAACTCGATAAATGCCATATACACAAGTATCAAATTTAGATTTTAGTGATATAAAAACCGCTCTTAAGGAATACTTAAGATCACAATCAGATTTTACTGATTATGATTTTGATGGTTCTGCTTGGAGTATATTACTTGATGTATTAGCATATAATACGTATTACACAGCATTCAACACCAATATGGTGGTGAATGAGTTATTTTTAGATTCTGCTACATTAAGAGATAATGTAGTTGCTATTGCGAAGCAGTTAGGATATGTACCAAAATCTTATACTGCTCCTGTAGCTCGTATTAATTTTCAAGTTAATTATGTTGGTAGTGGTAGTTTACCAAAAACAGCTATTTTAAATCCAGGATCAGCATTTACGACAATATTTGATTCATCATTGTATCAATATTCTATATTAGATACGATTACTTCTCCAATTGTAAATGGTGTTGCTAGTTTTGAGAATGTTCCTATTTACGAAGGATCATTAGTAAAAAATTATTATACAGTAAATACTGCATTAAAATCTCAACGTTTTATTATTAATAATAGAGGATTAGATACTAGTTCAATAAGAGTAAGAGTATATCAATCCCAAAATTCTTCATATTATGAAATTTATGATTTTGCGAATAATATTTTAAATATAAATCCACAATCTAAGGTTTATTTTTTAAATGAGATTGAAGATGAAAATTATGAGCTTATTTTTGGAGATGGAATACTTGGCAAAAAGCTAGAGAATAATCAATATGTAGAAATTTCTTATTTGGTAACAAATGGAGAAACTACGAATGGGGCAAAAACTTTTGTATTTAATGGTATTATCACAAATAATGATAATATTGTAGGTTCTAATATCACTGTAAATGTAGTTTCAACCACCCCATCATATGGTGGCTCTAATATAGAGGATGTTGGTAGCATTAAAAAGAATGCTCCAATGTTTTATAGTTCACAAAATAGAGCGGTAACTTCTTCTGATTATAGTGCTATCATTAGAAAAATATATCCACAAATTTCTGATATCATTGTTTATGGGGGAGAGAATGCAAGACCTCCAGAATATGGTAAAGTAAAGATAGCAATTAAGCCAAAAAATTCTGCTTTATTATCAACATTAACAAAAAATCAAATTTTAACTAATTTACAGCCATATATGGTTGGATCTGTGAGTGCAGATATTATAGATCCATCAATTCTTTATATTGAACTCAATAGTGATATTTTTTATGATCGTAATAAGACAAATCAAGCTCCATTAGAAATTAAATCAAAAGTAATTTCTACAGTAGAAAAATATATCAACTCTTCTGAGATTGAAAAATTCAATAGTAAATTTAGATATAGTAAATTGATGAGTGCTATTGATCAAGCAGATCGATCAATTAATTCAAATAGAACGGAGATAATATTAAGGAAAGATTTTTATCCACAGATAAATTCTAAATTTTATTATGAGATTTGTTATCAAAACAAATTTGATCATAACAGTGATGGTCCTACCATTAATTCTACTGGATTTGTAGTATCAGAATATCCACAATACACAGTATTTTTACAAAATATCGATAAAAATGTTGTGCTATATAGAATAGATAATGAGACCAATGAAAAAATTATTTTAAATGCATCCGTTGGTGAAGTTAATTTTGAAGACGGTGAAGTAATGCTGTACGATTTAACTATAATTAAAGGATCATTTGCTGATAATTTAATAGAGTTGAGAGCAAAGCCAGCATTTAATGATATAAACGCAGTGAGAGAAGTGTATTTAGATATTGATATATCAAAAAGTAAATTTACTACTTATGCAGAGTAGAATAAATGAATATTACAAAAAAATCCATTTCAACTTTAGTTGAATCCCAGTTACCAGATTTTATAGTAAATGATTATAATAATTTTTCTACTTTCTTAGAAAAATATTATGATCATTTGGAGTCTCAAGGAAATCCATTAGATATTATTAATAATATCACAAAATATACTAATATTGATTTTTACGAGAAAGATTTATTAAATCAAACTACAAAAACAACACAATCTATTGATAATTTACAGACAACCATCAATGTTGTTGATGCTAGCTCATTTCCAAAGAATAATGGGTATATTTTAATTGATGATGAAATTTGTTTTTACAAAGAAAGAAATAATAATACTTTCTTTGAGGTAACTAGAGGAGTAAGTGGAAATATTGTTTTAGGAGATTTATATAATAAATCATCATTTGTTACTACTTTATCAGATAACCATTATGCTGGAAGTACAGTATTAAATGTTAGTAATTTATTTTTATATGCTCTAATAAGAAATTTTGAAGTTCAGTATTTAAACGGTATACCAGAAAAATATTTAAAGCCAGAATTAGATAAAAAATTTCTAATCAAAAATATTGGAGATTTTTATAGATCAAAAGGAACAAAAAATTCCATAAAATTTATTTTCAATTCAATAGTATCACAGGATCCTACTGAAAAAGTTGATGTTTATAATCCAAAGGATTACACTTTAAAATCTTCAGTTTCTGATTGGACAACAAAGAATTCAATCAAAATAAATTTAATTTCTGGAAATATTAATAAGTTAATTGGTGAAAAAATAATTCAATCATCATCAGATCATTATGCATCTGCTGTAGTAGAAAATATAATTTATTCTGGTAGTAATAATGAATATGAATTAATACTAGCGCCAAATTCAATAATTGGTAATTTTAAAGTAATATCAAGAACACTTTTAAAATCTCCTATCAATGTTAATGATTCTGTTGGTTCTAGAGTAACTGTAGAATCAACTTTTTCTTGGCCAAATTCTGGAAAATTTTTAGTAAATTCTGAAATAATTTCATATTCAGACAAAAATGTAAATCAATTTGTAATAGAATCTAGAAATTCTCCAAATACTAATCATTCAGTAAATACAGCAATTTATAGTCTAGATGTAATAGACTCAGTATATAATTTCGAAAGAATTATATTTGCAATTACTGGTGTAGTTTATGATTTAATTCCAGATAAACAGTTACCTTATTCATCGGAAGGTGATGAGATTCAAATTAAATCAAATAATTTTTCTAGCCATCCAATAATTAATAAAGCAAATTGGAAAGTAAATGAAAATTATTCTTTCATTTCTACAGGCATTGCAGAATTATCGTCGGTATTAAAAGATATTTCTGCAATATATGAAGATGATGATTTTGTGTATATTTGCTCTTCTGGATATTCTTCTGCATTTTCATTTGGAACTAATCAAGGATTTACTTTAAAAGATCAAAAAAATCTTAAGTTAATCAAAAAACATCCATCTACAACAACAGAAATATATAAAACTTCAAACAGAGATGTTGGTGTATTAGTAGATGGTTCTGTAATTTTTAGTTATAAGGATTTTGATTTCTTAAAATATGGAAAAATAGAAGAAATTAAAGTTACCTCAAAAGGAGTTGGATATAAAAATTCTCCTTATGTTTTGGTTAATGGAATACCTGGCAAAGCAAAAGCAGTTTTGAGTGGAGAGGTTTTAGATTATATTACTGTAGAAACTGATGAAATATTTAATGCTGATCCAGAAATAACGATTATTTCTGGAAGAAACGCAATAGTAAAACCAATTATTACAAATGGAGAAATTACTAGCATAGAAGTTGAAAATCCAGGTGAATATTATTCAAGTCCTCCAGTGATTTCAATTAGAGATTTGAATGGAAGAGGAGCATTTGCTGAATATCAATCTGTGATTTCAAATGATGGCAAATTAATTAAATGTGAAAGAATAAACGGAGGTAGATTTTACAATTTATCTACAGTTCTGGTAGAAGTTATTCCAGTTGGATCGAATGCATTTGCAGAGGCTAACATAAAAAGATGGGTAAAGAATAGATATAATAAATTAAATCAAGTATTTGACGTTAATAATGGTTATTTCTTTAAAAACTTTAATGATAATTTTGAGTATGGATATGGAATTGTTGCCAATCCAAGAAAATTAAGATACATTTTATCAGATAATATCAATAGTGTATTTGAAGAAAATTTATCGTCCTTTAATCATTCCCCTATAATTGGTTATGCATATGATGGAAATCCAATCTATGGTCCATATGGATATTCAGATCCATTAAATAAAAATTCTTCTATTGCTAGAATGAATTCTGGGTATGTTTTATCTAATAATAGATTAAATGGACCTACTATTTCAGAATATCCATTAGGAACATTTTTAGATGATTATGTTTGGCAAGCAAATGTAAACAGTGGAAAAACTTATCTCGATAAAAATAATGGAAGATTTTGTATAACTCCAGAATATCCAAACGGAGTTTATGCATATTTCGTAACCATAGATAATAATTCAACTCCAGTGTTTCCTTATATCATTGGAGAGAATTTTTATTCGGTTCCAACATCATTAAATTATGATTCAGATATTTCTCAAGATAAAATACCATCAAATGTAAAAAGGATTTTATTTAATCAAAATATATTAAATGGTCAAAAAAGTACTGCTATAGTAAAGAATGTTTTAGGTGGAAATTTATCTGGAGTAAATTTAAAAAGCAATTCTCCATATTTTTCTGTTGGTAGTGATGTCTATATTGACAACTACAATACTGAAGGAAGATTTGCAAAGGCTAAAGTTTCTGAAGTAACTGGTAAACAAGTAGTTGATATTATTTCATCTAATTCAAATTGCATTCAGTTATCTGTAGATAAAAATACTTACTTTTTTAAAAATGATTTAGTATATCAAGGTATTGAGCCATTATCTTTCCAAATTATTGTAGAAAATACAACAATATCTGAGTTTACAATTTCAACTTCTCCTAATATTAAAGTTGTAAACGATTTAAAAATAGATGTGAATGCTTCATTAAAAGTTATATTAGATGTAGAATCTGAAGAATCTGTTTTTGGTGAAGTTTTGTCCGATGTTAATGATAGTAACATTTTAGTTTTAAAAAATGTCCAAGGAAAATTTGATGCCAATAAAAAATTATCTTCTTCTATCGAAGTTATAAATTTAATATTAGATAGAAGCTGCACTTATACTGAAGGAGCAATATTAACATTAAAAAATAAAGACAATCAAGAGTATGCTTCTGGTTTGGTTTTGTCTGGAACTGATAGACAAAATTCAGTAAAATTAAAAGTATTATCGGGAATATTTTTTAACGATGATAATTATTTCATTAAAAGTAGTGTAATTACAGATACGTTCATTGCAAAAGTATTTCAATATTCTTATATCAGTAATAACTTATCGATAGTTGAAGTAGATAATAATATTGCAATATTAACTACACAAACAGATCACAAGTTAGCTGTAGATGATATTGTAGATATTGATTTAATTCCTTCAAATTCATCTCTAACTGAATATTATGTAAGAAAAAAATTATTCCAAAATGTAGAATTCAAACCTATTGATTTTTCATATAAAATAAATGATACTGGTATAGGAAGAACTTTAATATTAAATAGTGGTGAAGCATATCAGGCAGGAATTTTTCAGAACAGAGAATTAATTTTCCAAGATTCGAGTTCTGCGAGAAGAAATATTGGTCTTCCTGGAGATTCTGGAAATGCAAAAGCCACAGTATCTGTTTCAAACAATGGGTCTGTAATATCCGTAGAAATTACAAATAAAGGGAAAGGTTATCAAGTAGGAGATATTTTAACTATTTCTGATTCAAGTTTAAATAGATCTTCAACTACTTTAAGTACTTTTAGAATAGTATTGTATGTAGATCATGTTGGATTTTCAAAAGAAAATACAATTTTAACATTAAATCAAGTAACTAACATCTCAAATAATGATCAAATAAAAATTGGAGATGAAATTTTATTAGTCAAATCGGTAAATACTTCTACCAAAAAAATAACAGTAGAAAGAGGACAAAAAAATACAACAATAACTGATTATCCAAATAATCAAGAAGTAATTCCACATGAAGTTGTATATAATTTTGGCTCAAATTATTATCCTTTAGGATCCGATGCAGGAAAGCCAAAATTATTCTCTTTTGATAAAGTTAGCAATTCAGCAATTTTTGAATTTGGTTATAATGCAACAGATGAATTCAAATTATCAGAAAATTCAATACTTAGAGATCAAAGTGTTCCAAATAAATTAATTTCATTTAAAAATGTAAGTGATCCTAAATTTAAATTAGAATTTTCTAAAGATAATATTAATTTCAGTATTAACCCAATAATTGAAGTACAAAATAGATATAAGTATAGATTTAATACTAGCCATTCTTCAATGGTTAATACTTACTTGGATTTTTCTCCTAGTATTAATAAAAATATAATTACTTTAGAAAAATTTAAATCTTCAGTATTACCTGGATCTACTGGATCATATTTGGAGGTAAAGTTTGGATTTGGTTTAAATTTAAATAATCAAAATATTGCAGAAAATACAAAATTTTCTCAATACTTCTATTTCGTAAATGGTGATGATAGAGTTGATACAGAAAATGCATATCTAGATGTAATAGCAGATCCGTTAATAGGAAGAAAGAATATTACTTTTGTTACAGATAAAGATTTTGTTTACAACATAGATAAAATTCCACAATTTGATGGAAATGGAACTATGTCATATTCCACAACATCATCTTTTGCTGTTGGAAAAATAAAGAATATTTCAATCACTTCAGCTGGAGAAAATTATAAAAAAATTCCAAGATGTTTAGGTGTTTTGCCAAATGAAAATTATGAATGCACTGTTGATGTCGTATATAATTCCATTGATCAAAAAATAGAGTATATAAAAATTTTAAATCAAGGTCTTAATTATTCGAAGCCAGTTGCATTAGTTACAGATGGAGATGGTATTAATTATGAATTTAATTGTATTGTTGAAAATGGAAAAGTAAAGAATATTGAAGTATTGAATGGTGGTAAAGGATTTACATATAAACCATATATAAAAATATATGAATCTGATCTAGAAGTTTATTTCACTTCAAAAAAAATTGGTATACCATCTGTTGTACAAATATATGATAATGGTAATTTTTATACCAATGATACAACAACACTACCAAATTTCAGTTCTAACCTCACATTAGAATTAAATTATATTGATACTCCATCTTATTATGATGGAGAAATCCTATATCAATATGAAAATGGTAGTATAACTGCATCTGGAATTGTTTGTAAAGATGGCTGGAAGAAATATACTAATTTATTAAAAATAAAAGTTTTAACTGGAGTATTCAAAACAGAATCTTTAATAAAAACTAAAATTTCTAAAAAGTCTGCTTCAATTAAAAATATTTACTACTCTTCTTTTACTCCAAATATAAAATCTACAATAACCAATAAAGGAGAATATAATTCGGAAAAAGGAAAATTAAATTCAAATGAGCAAAGAATATCAGATTCTTATTTTTATCAGGATTATTCTTATGTAATTAAATCAAAAACTCCAATTTCTAAGTGGAGAGATTTGATTAAAAATTCTACTCATCCAGCAGGATTTAATTTATTTGGTGAAGTTTTGATAGAATCATCTGGCAATAATTCAATGCCAGTTTCCCAAGAACACTTGGAATCAACTACAATCATTAATTTAGAACCAAAACTAATTGGAATTTCTGATGATGTAAAGAAGACAGTAACAGAAGCTTTTGTTTCTTTAAATGCATTGAATGTAGAAAGAGGTTTAGGATCAATTTATGTAAATTATGATTTAGCAGAAGAATCTGTTTCAACAGAATTTAAATTACATAAAGAATTTAACGGTTACTATAATAATTCAACTGGAAAACTTGTTGGTGATGTTGTATTTACAATGATTGATACTTACACCAATCTTCCATTTTCTCCTTCCAAAGAGGAACATTTATTTGTAACTATAGATGGTGTTCTACAAGAACCAAAAAAATCTTTTGTAACAGCAGGAAATAAAATAATTTTCTCTTCTCCTCCATTGGGAGAAGTTGTTAGTGAAGGACAAATTGTTCCTGGTCAAAAGTTTTATGGAAAGTCAATTTCATATAAAGATCAGAATTTGAATGCAAATAAAATAAAAAAAATACAAGATATTTCAGAATATTTTGATGGGAAAAAAGTTGAATTTGACTTATATTATGAAGAATATGAAAATGACTCCACCATTGTAAAGTCAGCAAATAATGAGAATTTTATTGTTTGCTTGAACGGAGTTTTACAAAAAGCAAAAAATTCGCCATTAGTTCCTTATGGAAATTCATATTATATTTCTAGATCAACAAATCCAAACGTAACAGATAAAATTGTCTTTTCTTCTCCACCAATAGCACATCAATCTCTTTATGATTCTGTTCAAGATAAAGTTGCGGTACAATCTAAAGAAAATTCATTTATAATTTATTATCCTGGATATAAGAGATTAAAGATTGATAATAAAACAATAAATTCATATTTAAATGGTCCATATTTGTTGTTTGATGAATCTAATAACAGAATAGTAAATGTTGATGATCAAAAATTCTGTTTGGTTTTCATTGATGGGGTTTTACAAATTCCAGGAAAATCTTATGACATATTTGGATCTGTAATAGTTTTTAATGGAGAATTACGATCATTTGTAAATGAATCTGGAGAATATACAACTAATGATGTTTCTATATTATATTTTTATGGTAGAGATACTGAATATGCTCTCACAATTCATGACCACGATCCATATAATTTTAATTTACAATCAACAATTGCGTTGCAAGGTTCTTTTGATACTTATTCAAGTGATACTTTATCAGATTGGTATGATGGAAGACAAAATCATACTTTAACATTAGAATATAATAACAAATTTATTGGTACAATAAAATCAATTTCATTCTCTGGTAATACTATTCAAATTTTATTATTATCAAAAATGTTCTATGAAATTGGTTCAAATTCTTATACTATAAAAGATTTATCTGTAGAATCTGATTTTATTATTTCTGGAGATTATAGTTATAATTTATCTTATCTGAAAGATATTGATAATAATATTAAGTTAGTGAGAGATTCTTCGAATTCTAATTTTGGAACAGAGAATGGAATATTAGAATATGAATCTAGAGCAAAGTTATTATCGCCTTTAATGACGGGAGATAAAATACTAGTAGATGGCGAGCAATCTTATAGAAATGTCTTGGATTTACCCAATTTTGCAAAAACAAAAAATTATAATTTATATCAACCAAGTACATCAGAAATTTACTCCAAATTAAAAGCATCTAATTATAATGGAATTGTTGAAGGTGAAGGATTGAGTATCAGAACAGAAATAAACAAAGAAGGAGTAGTAACAGATTTAATATGGAATCGTAGAGATTTGGAATTATATTTTAATAAAAAAATATTAACTCAATCAACAACAACAAAATATTTCATCACACCAAAAGTAACATTTGTACAAAAAGATTCTAATGGTGGTGGAGCAGAAGCGAAGGTTATTATTTTTAATGGCGATATTATAGATGTTGTATTAATTAATGGTGGTTATGGATATACAGATCCACCGATTGGTTATGTAACTAGAGGATATAATATTATAAAGAATTTGAATAGAAAATCACAATCTTTTGTAGATAGATACAATAATTCTAATATTACATATGCAGAATCTCTTGATATCTATTCGATAATTAATATCAATGCTCCTCAAGAAGGCATATATCCACTAGGATTTGGATACACTCATCAATTTGAATCTACAGAAAATTTAAATACTTCAATTGAAAAAAATATTCAGTCAATTTCTCCAATAGTTCCAATAAATTTAAATCCAAAAACATTAACAAAAGAAGTATCTTATTTTACTGACGTTCAATCAAATATTTTATTTGATTCGAAACAAGAAACTACCAATCAAATATTTAAAGTAATCTATAAAGATTTGATGAAAGTTGGTAAAGAAGTAATGATCAAATCTTCTGCAATTTCTACTAAAATTTCATCTACTAAAGCAAATGAATCCCAAGTTTGTTATGCAACTATTTTAGATGCACCTATTGATGTAAATGATACTATAATCTATGTTCAAAATACAAAGAATTTCCCAGATTCTGGAATTATTTTGATTGGCAGAGAGTTTATATATTATGAAGGAAAGCAAACAGATAGATTATTTGGAATACAAAGAGGATATAATAATTCATTAATAGAACAGCACTTTGCTGGAGAATTACTCAAATCTTTGGTATAAATATAAATAACTTAAGCAAAAATTATAGAGAGATTTTTTAAATGTCTGCTATTATCTCCGATAAATTTAGAATTTTTAATGCCCACCAATTTCTAGAATCTATTACAGAAGGATCTTCTGATACAGATTCAAATAGATCTAGAATGTATTTTTTTGTTGGTCGTTCAGAAAGATGGGATTCTGTACTAGAAATTTATAATAAAAATGCAACTAGCTTTCAAAAAGACGATCAAGTTTTTATTGGAACTGATCTAGCTACAGCAACATTTAAAGCTACTGTAAGATCAGTTTCTCAAAATAGCTTATTCTTATATGAAATTGGGCCAAACCCATATTCCACTCCTCAACCAGGATCTCTTTTGAAGTCTGCATCTTCTGCAGCAACTGCCCTAACAGGTACTTATAGATATTCAACAGAAGATATTCCACCAGCACCAATTGACAACCAAAAAGAAAAATACTCTATCTATAGAGAAATAATTGGTGCTAAAAGAATCAATACTGAAAATACAAGAACTGTAATAAAGAGATATAGTTGGGAAACTACCACTAAGCAGTTTTCGATGTGGAAGCCAGACTATTCCGAAACTGCATCTTCTGGATTGGTCGGAAAGAACACAACATTTGGAGAATCCTCTCTAGCTGATAGCAAATTTTATGTACTAAATTCTAAATTTGAAGTATTCAAGTGTTTATATAATGGCCAAAAGCCAGATTTCCCAACTGGTCAGTTAGCTATAGATGAACCAACGACAACTCCTCAGCCAGGAAAAGGTTCTTATGTGAATGGAATTTTCAAAGAAGAGCCAGGAAATGCTGGTTATATTTGGAAATACATGTTTACTATTCCAACAAATGATGTACTTAAATTCCTAGCAACAGATTTTTTCCCTATTGTTTTGCCAAACGATATCACAAGAGTTTCTGTAGCTAATGCAGCGGTAGATGGATCAGTTGAAGTTGCTTTAATCAAATCATATGGTGAATCACTACCAAATGGTACGTTCTATGCACCTATAATTGGAGATGGTGATGGTGGAGTAGTAAAAATCGTTAATACTTCATCAACAATTAATTCAGTAGAAGTTGTTTCTCCTGGTCAAGGTTATACATATGCTTCTATCCCTCTTGCCAATGGTACTGGAGCTGGTGAAAGTGCATATGGTCTTTTCACAAATCAAGCACTAACTTCTCCATATACTCAATTGGGTTCTTCTGCAAAGGGAGAACTTGAGCCTATTATCAGTCCACAAGGTGGTCATGGATCAAATCCAGAACATGAATTGTATGGCAAAAGAGTAATGATAAGCATAAGATTAACTTATGCAGAAGGTGGTGGAGATTTTCCAATTAGTAATGATTTCAGAAGAATTGGTATTATCAAAGATCCTTATATTTTTGGAACTTCAAATTTTGCAACAACAGAGACTTTATCTGGAACAAAAGCATTGAAAATTAACAATGCAGGAACTCCATATCTAAGTGATGAAATTATCAAACAAGAACATGATGATGGCACGATTACATATGGTACAGTTGTTGCATGGATTCCTGACGCAGGAAATTCACAGAATGGAATTCTAAAATATTATCAGTCTTCAGAAAATCATCTAAACAATGGAAAAATTAGAGAATTTGTATCTGGAACTGGAGTTGCTGTACAAGGTCTAGAGTCTTTAGCTTCTGGTCAAATTGACGTAGCTCAAGATGGATCTTTAAGTGGCATTGTATTTGCAGATGGACTTGCAAATCAAGAAATTCATCCAAATTCTGGTGACATAATTTATGTAGAAAATAGAAGACTTATTTCAAGGGCTCCTGATCAAATTGAAGATATTAAACTTGTAATTGAATTTTGATATTTAAGCTTTCTCCTTTACTCATAGAGAATATTTAAAAATGCCACAAAAAATTAATCTAAACGTATCGCCATATTTTGATGATACAAATCCAAATAATAATTATTATAAAATTCTTTTTAGACCTGGATATGCAATTCAATCCAGAGAATTAACTTCCTTACAATCAATTCTGCAAAATCAAATTGAAAATTACGCCAAATTTCAATTTAAAAATGGAGAATTAGTAATTCCAGGTGAAATAGGATTGAATAATAGATTAAATTATGTTAAGTTATCTTCAGTTTCTGAAGTTGCTGTTACTGATAATTTGGGTAATATTGTATATAAACAATACGATATAAAAAGTTTAATTGGTTCTCAACTAAGAGGTATTAATTCTGGAGTAACTGCAAATGTGGTATTTGCAGAATATTCAAATGCAAATGAGTCTGATACGCTATATGTAAATTATGTTTCTAGTGGAAATTCTTTTGATGAGCAAACTTTTAGACAAGGAGAAACTTTAGAAGTAGTAAATGGAGTAAATACCCCGCTACTAGTAGTTGGCACTGATGGTAGTGTATTACCAACTACTATAGCGGTCACAAATCCAGAAACTAATATTACAACAACTATATCAAGTCCAGCTTTAGGATACGCAACTGCGTTAAAAGTAGAAGAAGGTATATATTTTGTAAATGGTTATTTTGTTAGAAATGAAGAAGAATTAATTATTATAAGTAAATATTATGATAGTCCTTCTGCTAAGGTAGGATTTAATATTAACGAAGAAATAATATCCCCAGAACAAGATGCATCTCTATATGATAATGCTAGAGGGTATTCAAATTATTCAGCTCCTGGTGCGGATAGATTAAAGATATCTTTATCTTTAGTTGTGTATGATTATGATCAAATCACTGATAAGAATTTCATACAACTAGCTCAGATAAAAAATGGAGTTATTGAAAAGAAAATTTCCAAGGCAGATTATAACTTACTAGAGGATACACTAGCTAGAAGAACTTATGATGAATCTGGTGATTATATTGTAAAAGATTTTTCAGTTGATGTAAGAGAATTTCATCAATTTGATGACAATAACGGAATTTACAAAAAAGATTCTTTTGGATTTGTAAAAGGTTATACCGAAGAAGTTGCAAATAAAAAATTAATTTGCTCGGTTGGTCCTGGAAAAGCATATGTAAAGGGATTTGAAATTGTAAATAAAGAAACAAAATATCTAGAAATTGATAAAGCAAGAGATTCTTTAACAAAAGAAAGTGTTTCGATAAAATCAAATAATTTTTCTTCTATTGTATTATCAAACGTATATGGTAGTATTCCAGTATCTCCAGTAAGTGGAGAACTTTCTTCATATCCAAATGTTTATTTAAACAACGTATTTAATGATGGTTCTATAGGTTTGAATGGAACAACTTCAAATTTAAGAACTACTAATAACAGAAGATCCAAAGTTTTTGGATTAGCTGATGCAATTAAAACCATATATGTAAAATTATCTGACGATATTCCACTAAGTTTTCCAAATAAATTGTGGTTTATAAAATCAAGAGATAATTTAACTGTAACTGATGTTGATTTTGTTGATGTGCTGTCATATACATTTGTCAATAGAACTGATATACATCCAACAGATATTTTTGCTGAAATTACTATTTCTGGAAATAAGCAGATTATTGATACTTATTTCAAAGAATACGATGATTTTTCTGTAGTAAAATTTACTTATATTTTTGATAGCCAAAATGATGCAGAAAATTCATCAAATGAATTTGGTGTTATTGTTGATTACAACAATACAATCACACCGACAATTGGTTTTTGTAAGCCAAGAGATTTTTATTTAAAAGATTTACCAATAGGATTCAATAGTTCAACTGATATAGTATTGAACAGAGGAAAGGTTGGAGTAAATAATTTTCCTTATAATGGAATTTTTGAATTATCATACATTAATCCAAAATTATTTACAAAAATAGTATCAGAAACTATTCCATCAATTGGATTTACATCTGGAAAATATATAACTGGTAAAACTAGTGGTGCATATGGAGTAATTGAATCGGATTTTACTGCAAGCTATAGTTTTGGAAATACATTTTTCATTACTAAATTATTTGGAGAATTTATTCCTGGGGAAACTATAATTGATGAAGATGGTAATGCCGTAAAAATTGCAGAAGAAAATACTATATCCCATTTCGTAGTAATTAAAAGAGGTAGTACTTATGGAAACACAGAAAATTTAAAATTAATAGTAAACGGTGAAGAATATGATTATAATAAAATTGAAGTGTCTTCTTTTGGTGGACAAATTTATAAAGTTTCTATAAAAGATAGGAACTACGTCAAGCAAAAATATTCAGCTCCACCATCGGTACAAGTATCTCCAATTCCTTCAGGCGCAAGTAACGAATGTATTGTTGTTCCTATCTTACATAAAAATACGGTTCTAAATTACAATTTACAAAACGTAAAATCATTACATTCACAATTTAATTCATATAAATTTACTTCAGATATCCCAGTAGATAGTGAATCAAATTCTGTTTATAAACAAATTTCTAATTTTACTTTTAGTGGAATAAAGGGAACTAAGTTTTTAGAGTGTAATGGATTTGGTATCGATTTATCAAAACAAGTAATTCAATCTGATGTAATTCAATTCTCAGATTCTGAAAACAACATTGTGAAAAATGTTGTTCAATATGTAACAGATCCATCTGGATCTATTAAATCAAGAATTTATTTAGATTATGCACTAAAAAATGATGTTGTTAATTCAACAGTTGTATCTATAAATGCATTAATCAAAAATTCAGCTTCTTCGTTACTACTTCCTGTTGGATCAAAACAAATAAGTTCTATTATTTCTGATACAACAAATAGTAATATAAAATATTACATAAGAAAAGATTTTGTTTCTGAATTATCAGCAAGTGGTGGCATTATAACTTTCACTGCTCAATTGCCATATGGAACACAGAGATTTACAAATTTCAATGAAAATACTTTCATATTATCAGTATTAGATAAAGGATCATCAAATACAGTTAATAATGGAGATATAATTTATATAAATCCAGAAAAACATTTAACAATTAATAATCCTTCATCTTCAAACGAAGAAGTTTTACCAGGATCTATTACAATTAATTTACCAGATGATTATTTTGGAGAAATTCCTACGAATGGAAATTATCCAAAATTAAAATTAACTGCTACAGTAGAAGTATCAAAAGGAATTCCAAGAATAAAGACTTCTGTAAAAAACAAAAAAATTATTGTTTCTGCTTTTAGAGATAGAATCATTCCATTGAGAGGATCTGATTATGAAAATTCTTCTGGAGAAACATTAACTTATTCTGATGTTTATAAAATTAGATATATTTACGAAGGAACTTCTACGAATCCACCAGTTATAGATTCTAGCGGTAATTTAGTCAGCGGTACTGATGTTACTTACAAATATGATTTTGATAATGGTCAACGTGATACATTGTATGATGTTTCTAGAATTATATTGAAACCAGGATTTGATTCTTCTTCTGGTCAGCTTTTAATTGGCTTTGATTATTTTGAGCATAGTAGAGGAGATTTTTGTGTTGTTGATTCATATTTGCATGAGTCTGGAGTTTCTATTGATGAGATACCAACATTTAATTCAAATGTTTACGGGATCATATCGTTAAAAGATGTATTTGATTTTAGACCAAAAATTGATTCTACATCTATAATAACTGGATATCAAGATGCATCTATTATATCATCAGAAAATACAATATCATTTTCTGGTTCTTCTGGAGTTGTAGCTTCTTCTATAGCATCAGATGATAATTTAGAATATTCAGTTTCATTTAATCAATCTCAATTTTTAGATAGAATTGATGGTATTTACTTAAATAAGCAGGGAGAATTTTTAGTTAAAAAGGGTAATTCTTCCCTGAATCCATCAAAACCAGAAGATATTAATGATGCGATAACTTTATGCTATTTGCATATTCCAGCATTCACTAGTAATAGTAAGGATGTTAGAATATTGCCAGTAGATAATAAACGCTATAC